TGAACGCTTTTTAACATATTGTCATATCATTAGGAAACAAAACGTCAAATGTCATAGTCCAACCAGCTAACTTGTTATCAAATCTATCAATGAAAGGTTCACAAGTAGGAGTTCCGCTTACTTGGTAGCCATCTGTGTACAAGTCTCCTCTTCTTATCATTTCGTATAGTCTGTTAAGGATAGCTAACTGCGTATTCAATACGTCTAATTCATTGTCATTACCTTCGAATAAATCTGTTGTTTCGTCTTTTGATATGTCTACAATATCCATAGCTAAAACACTAACATTAGCCTGCTGAACATTATTTACAAACTGAACATTGTTAACAATTATATGAACTAACGGAAAGATAGTCTGCTTATTCAAATCTATTCTAAATATATCGCCTTGTGTTACCGTGTTTACTAACGGGTCGCTATCAAAGTGCGTTTTAATCTTCGATAGTAGGTTGTAATATCCTGTCATTTTCTATATTGTTTTTTAAGTTCGTTTGCTTCGATTTGGTTTTTTTGCTTTTCGAAAGTAAGATAGGTGAGACATTGAGTAAGTCTAAGTCTTGTAATTTCGTCAAACTTTGTAGGGTCTCCTTTAGCGATTGCATATATGCTTCCATACCAACCCCATCTTTTATTGAATTGTCCGCGTTCGGTAAAGTCGCTAAAGTTGCTTTGCTCTTCTTCATCTCGCGTTGTAAAAAGTTCATCGTAGCTACTAATAATTCTTTTTCTAAATTGTAAAAAAAAAGCGTTGCACTTATTGCTACTGATAATGGAGCGAATTTCATTAAGTCTTGAAAGTCTACGTTTGGTTCGTAGTCTATTATTTCGTAATTGTCTTTCTTTCGTGTTTTTATAGGTCTGTATAAAACAGCTAACGCTTTGTGATAGTTTTCCCAACTTTGAATGTGCGATTCTAAGTCTACGTATTCACCAAAAGTAATTTCTTCAAGGTTAGGAATAAAACCAAATTCGTATTGACCTAATTTAAACGTTCTTTTTAACTCTGGTCTTTCACTAAACAACTTGGTAAAATGCTGTATTAAATCGTTTAAGTCAGTTACTTTTATTTTAACAACGTCTTTTAAATCTATTCCGCAGAATATTTCAATCATTTTCTGCGCTATAAATTCTTCGTCATTAGAATTTGTTTGCACTTTAATAAAGTCCTGATACCTTTTTAATGGTATTTCGTCAAGACTTGTAGGTATGTTTACTTCAACCTTCATAATAATATAACTTTATTTTTTATTATCGTAGTAAGCCTTTGCTACTCCATAGGCTTCGAATAGCATTCTAATGTGTAACATCATTCGTTGTGGATTGTCAAAGACTATTCGTATTTTCTTATTCGTCTTTTCGTAGATAAACGCTTCTACTACTGCTATAGCTTCGCGTATTTGTGGGTCGTTCATCGTATAAAGTATTGTCCGTAGGTAGTGTTTAAACCTAACGTTTCCATTTCGTGATAACGTAGCGCGTCAATAGCGTGGTTAAAATGGTCTATAGGTTTGTTTAAACGCATTCCTGTCTTATCAGTGTCCCAACAATACGAGCGTAATTCTTTGATTAAATTACTGCTGTTAGAAGTTACTAAATAGTTTTGGCGTTGCATAACATCTATTCCGTAGTTTATTGAATCCTTGCCTTTTGTTACAGGTTTAATCGTCTTTCCGTAGCGTCTTATTTCTTCGATTGATTTTGGTTCTGCACTATCAGCGTATATTGTTACCTGATTAGGTAACATTTTTGCTATGTCGCTGTTTAACATTCCTGTTCTATAGGCTAACTCATTTATGATTCGTGTTCCGTTATAATTGTATACTTCAATTATAGCAGTAGGGTCATTCGTGTAACCAAAGTCTAACCCTATTCCGATTAACTTCGCTTCATTTGGAAGGATATCTATTTGCTTCCAGTTATTAAATACTACGCCTTCTAAACTACCTACTTGACCTTCTCCGTACACTTTCCACCAATTAGCCCAATATGCGCTTGTAGAAGCCTTCTCGCGGTTCTTTTCTATTTGCTGTACTATTGATTCGTCTAATGCTTCGTTATCCTTGTAGGTAAGAATTATAAAGTCTGAATCAGGTTCGTCTTTTAGTTCCTTGTGGACCCAAAATTCATTAGCAGGGTTAAAGTCTAAGAAGACTTCTTTCTTTGTACGTATGGCAAGTTCGTTATACGCTTCAAATGGAACGTTATTACACTCGTTAATGTAAAGTATGTCACGTCTTGCACCACGTAACTTACTGCTATCATCCGCACTAAAAAATTCAAAAACACTCCCATTTTTAAAGTTATATGTTAATAAAGATTTGTTGAACTGTTCATCGTTATAACGGTTAGTCCATTTAAGTATTTTAAGAAAGTCTTTTAATGCACCCCTTCTTAAATGTGGTATTGATTCAGCAACTACGCTTATTTCAAGTTGTGGTGTTTTTGTTGCTTTGTCTATCAGTACGGCTAAAATAGAATACGTTTTTGAAGCTGAAGTTCCACCTTGTATTATTTTAATTCGTCTTTTTAAACCAAGTACTTTATTCGTTGCTGTCGTTCTCTGAAACATCAGGAAATAATGGTTGTTCTAAAATTGTTTGTTCTATCTGTTGTAATGGAGCACCGTAACCGCTATCCATTAATGCTTTATACGCAGCTACATCACCTTCACGTGCTTTTTTAATTAAAGCCAAAGTCATTAAATCTTCTTGGCTCATTGTTTCTTCTGCACCTGTTAAAGGATTCTTAAGTTTTTGATTTACTTCTAACCAATACTTTGCTATTGTGCTTCTGTTCTTTGCTCCTTTTGGTCTGCCATTAGGGTTTCCGCTTTCGCCTTTTTTAAATTCGTGTTTTTCTATATCTTTTGCACCCATTTTTCTGCTGTTTTTGTGCTGTAATTAGAGCGGTTGGGTCGGATTCGCACCGCCTACCTTTTCACTGGATTGTGAATTGTTCAACTTATGAACTTCAACCGCTTGTTTTGGATATGGTTTACTTAAAGACTTACACAAAGGTATTAAACTTTTGTCAAGTGGATATAAGTATTTTCGTTTACCGCTCCTTTTTCTTTTTTCGAGTTTTGATAAAAATTCTTTTGAGTAATTATTTAAAGTTCTATCGTGTCTCCATTTCCCATTATAATAATAATCTTTTCCGCTACTTTCGTTTTCTCCTACATAAATCCAATTAGTTGCTTGATAAATTACACCTGTATGATTTTGTCCTTTATCAGCATAACTTATTAATAATTTTACTGTTGGATTTTGTTTTTTAAATAATTTAATTGCAGTAGATAAAACTTTACTTGTTGATTCTTGCTTTCCATTTAAAGCCATTCTATTCAACTCAATAAATTGACCTTGTATTAAATCAAATTGTTTTCCTGACATAACACCTGAAGGATAACAAAAAGATACTATTCCGCACCATTCGTTTTTATTATTAAATACTGAATAAGATATTGAAGATGCAGGAACTGTTTTTGCATAATGAAAATTTAAACAAGCGTATTTAATAGCCTTATAAGATGCCTTTTCTAATCTCATATTTCACCTGCACTTACTGAATAAAATGCGCCGTTATATTTTCTATCTATTAATTCTTGAATATCGTTTTCGGCTTCTTGTAATTGTTCAACTGTTTTAAAAGTTATTTTCATTGAAGCAGGTTTATTTTTTTCTTCGCCTATTAGTTCGTCTAAACTTGGCTCGTCCATTATAATCGGTAAATCTAAACCCCAATCGTCTAACTTTTCTACGTCCCATTCATTTGCTAAACTATCCCAATCCCATTCTCCAAAACCTACGTTATCTTTAATTAAGAATTCGTTTTTTTGTTCTTCAGTCCATTCATCTGCTACAATAATAGGTACGGTTTCGTGTTTTAGCTCTTTTAACGCTTTTAAACGCATATTACCACCTAACACTACATATTTACCATCCACGTCAGTAAAAACGATTAGAGGGCGTTTATTTAGCATATCTGGAAACTCTTGGATAGACTTAACTAACTTTTGAAATTTTCCGTCTTTTATTATCCTTGGGTTCTTCGGGTTTGGTTTAACCTGGTTTATCTTAACTATTTGCATCTGTACTTGTTTTAAAATAGTTTAAAAATTCGTCTTCTGTTAGTTCCTCTACTCCAAAGAAGTTATCACAGTCTGTTTCTACGTAAATAATATGCGCTCTTTTCTTTTCTAAAGTACGTCTAATTATTTCAGCGTATTCTTTAACGTCTTTGCCGTAGTCAATTATAAAGTATTTATTTTCCGTACTCATCGGTTAATGTTTTTAACTTTTGTAAGACGTCACGTAGACAACTTCCGCAACTTGTAGGTTGCATATTTTTATGAAAGGTTCTATTGTATATTTCTAATATTCTTAGTTGCTCACTTGGTCGCATTTGGTTTCGTGTTTCGCTAAACCACCAAGTTAAAAACTCGTATTCGTCTTCGTGTAAACATTCAGGTTTATTGTAAGGGAAAAGTTCGTTTAGCTTTTGCTTACGCTCTTCACATTTACAATCTTCTCCAAAAACCCATTTAGCAACTTGTGCTATTCCAGTAGCTTCTAATACTTGTTCAATAGTGTCTCCAAGTCCTTCTGACTTTTTCTTTCTTCTTGCCATTCTTTTAATATTAATTCGTAATCCGTGTTTTTATAGTCTTCGTAGTCTTCACCTACATTTTCTTTTAAACGTTCCTTACAATGCTTTAACGTTTGAAATATACTCTTTGTGCTTATCTTAGTTTCTTTGCTTAAATCACGTATTGATTTACCTGTACGTTTGTATAAATCAAATAACATTTGGTCATACCAGTGCCAAGTTTGTACTTCGTTGTTTATGTATTTTAGTATTTCTTCGTATGCTTCGTGTTTTGCTAACTGCGTATCATCGTAAGCTAATTGACCTACTTCTTCAATACTTACTTTCGGGTGTCTCGCTTTGTGCTTTTCAAAGTCTAAATACATATTCCTAAGAACAAAGTAAACATAACTTTTATTTACACTTCCGTTTGTTATGATTGATTCAGGCTTACAATACTTTAACATTCGTAGGTAGCTTTCTTGCACAATGTCTTCAGCGTAGAAGTATTCGCCGAAACTTTCGACTATGCGCACATACTCTTTGTGGTGTTTAGCTACTATGTTTAGCCATTTCATTTAAGCAAATGTATGATTATTTTTTAAACAAACAATAGACGAAAATATAAACAAAAGGTTGTTAATAAAAAAACCCACTATAAAAGTGGGCTTCTTCCTTCTTGATAGTACTGTCTACAAACGTACTTATCTATCTTTTGTAATGTGGATAAACTTACGTCTTTTCCTTCTAAGAATTTGTCTAAGTTGTATTGGTGGAACTTTTCACCTTTTAACTTTATTTCTTGTACTATTTGATTTCGTGTTTTTCTACGTAGTAACTCCTGAAGTAACCTTCGTAGAGTGTAATCGTCAATGTACATAACTAAAAGGGAAGGTCTTTGTTTATTACTTGCTCGGGTTTAATCCATTTACCTTGTGTAGGTTCTTCCGTCTTTTTGTAAGGCTCTGAAATCTTTACCGAAAAGTAAGTAGTTCCTTTTGCGCTTTGCTTAACCCATAACGCTATCTCTTTGTCTTGACCATCTACGTTAATAGTTCCTTTGTAGTCTGGGTGTGTGTCCGCTTTTTTCTCGTTTTTGAAGATTGCTCCTCCGTTTACTTTTGTTTCCATTTTTATTTATTTATTTGTTTTACTTTTTCTAAATATAGAACTGCGTCCATAAGTTCTTCCTGTAGGTGTTTTAGCCATTCTAAATGACTTAATTCGTTTTCTTGTAGTGTAGTTCCATATTTCTTTATTCCACGCTCTGAACGCGCTCTAAATTCGTTTATTACTGATTCCACTATTTCGTCTTTTTGCATCTTATTCTGATTTAAAGGTTTTATTACATCTTACACATTTTGCATTTGGTGGCATCTTATCATCTAAAGGAACATATCCAAACTCGTTTATTAAGTCTTGAATGCTACAAGTATATTTGTGCCATCCTAACCAACAAAGTATTTTCTTCATCTTATTCTGATTTAAAGGTTTCGTGTTAATTTATTTGATGCTTTTTCTGCAAAATCATTTATTTGTTTTTTATCCGATTCGTTTAGGTCTATAGTTGTTAGCCAGCCTTGCCCAAAATCAAATCGAGTTTCTTTTTCATCTAAAATCTTAGTGTATATTTTGTTATTCCGCATATCTAAAAATGGAAAATAAGTTCTCATCTTATCTAAAATACCTGTACGCTCCATTGCATTCACATATTCAACAAGCGACTTAACGTAATTCATTCTTGTATATGGAAAATCCTTTGTGTCAAACTCAATTTCATCTATCTTAATTGCTTTAAAATAGTCTTTGAGCATTTGTTTATTTTCTGTTTTCATTCTATTCTGATTTAAAGGTTTCGTTGTAGTAATCTTTTGGATTAAGCCCATTCATTGTATGAAACATTCCTACTTGAAAGGCCTTTTCAATTTGCTTCTCAAATAAT